ATTTAAATCAGCGTTAGTAGTATTAGCAAGAGTTAAATCACTACTTAAATCTAAACTTGTTCCAGTAGCAACTCCTATCTCTGGAGTAACTAAAGTTGGGCTTGTATCAACTACAAATTTTGTGCCAGTTCCTGTTTGTGAAGCAATAGATGTAGCATTACCCACAGAAGTTATTACTCCAGTTAGATTAGCATTAGTAGTTACATTTCCAGCAGTAAAACTAGCCCCTGTTCCAGTTATATTAGTTCCAATTAGTGTCGTTGGAGTTCCCAAATCTGGTGTTGTTAAAGTCAATCCAGCTAAAGTTAATGCTGATGAAGCTCTATTTATCGCCACACCAGTTGTTCCTATATACATTGTTTGGTTAGCTTCTGCTTTTTCATTAAAAGTATCCCAATCAGTATCAGTCAAATAACCACTAAGAGCAGTAGTAGCTGCTTGTGTTGCTATTGCATGTTGTGCTGATGTTAAATGGTAGTATTCTGCACTTGTTCCTCCTTGTAAGCCTGTTGTATTATTATGGCTTACAGTTGAGCCTAATTCTACCCAAGAAGTTCCATTAAATGTAAAATTAGTATCTTCTGTTTTGTTCCAACAAGTATCAGCTTCTTCAACTATTTCAAAATCCCAAGTAGCACCATTATATTCTGCAAAGTTATCATCTTCTCCTGCGAAAGCTCCTGACCCTGTTCCAACTATATATCTATCTCCTGTTGTTGGACTTTCTGGAGGAGCGTCTGTAAAGTCTATTACTGCTTCTTTCCAGTGTAATCCCTCAAAAAGACTAAGAACTTGGTCCCATCTAGGAACTGCTGAATTAGCAGTAGCATTATTGTTTATTGTCATTTGTGCAAACTCTGGTGAGTCTGTAGTCGCTATATCTTGAATTGTATCTAATTCATCAGATGTTACTTGTAAATTTCCTGTTGTGTCAATATCTATAACTCCAGTTCCCTCTGTATATGTTATAGGAGCAGTAGCACTAACACTTGCTCTTGCTCTTGCTGTTGTATGATAAAGGTTACTTGAACCTTCGCTTAAATCATCTGTGTCTTTAGCTGTAAATGCTGTATCAAAACGAGCCTGTGTATAGTAAAGATTACTAGTTCCTTCTGTTAATTGGTCTGTAGTTTTAGTAGCAAGTCTTGTATCCCACCTAGCTGTTGTATAGTAAAGGTTAGTTCCCTCACTTAAATCTCCAGTATCCTTAGTTGCGAATGCTGTATCAAATCTTGCAGTCGTATAGTAAAGGTTTGCTCCCTCTGTTAAATCAGAAGTATCTTTTGTTGCTAATCTAGTATCCCACCTAGCTGTTGTATAATATAAATTAGTTCCTTCTGATAAATTAGAAGTAGACTTAGTCGCAAGTCTAGTATCAAATGTTGAATCAAAATCCGATACATTCAGTTTACTAGATTCCATCACAGTAACTTTGTAATCTAAAGAAGTAGTAACAGCAGAGCTATTAACACCTACTTTAGCTTCTAGTGCTTCCAGAATATCGCTATCTGTATTGTGCATAGCTGGATGTGTAGTTCTTACATCAGTATCATTTGTTACTGCTGTGAAAGTATCTAGGCTTGTTGGGTAATTTATTGACATATTTTTTAATTATTAGTCCAATCAGTTGTTTTTTTATCTCTTTGTGTGAAAGGTTGATCTTCTTTTATCTTAGTTCCTCCAAAAGTATAGCTATAACTACCGAATTTTACATTTCGGCTTCCAAACTGCCATGTCTTGTAAAAGAATTGCCTTACTTGACCCCAAGCAGATGATATTTTAGTTCTATTTGTGAACATATTTTTTGTTATTATACTTTAATTATACCATAAAAAAAGAGTAGCTTTTGGGCTACCCTCTTTTTGCAAGTATTATTTCTTTTTAGAAGCTTTTATGATTTCTTTCTTAGCTTTTTCTTGTGCTTCCTCAAAAGATTTGATTTTCTCCTTCCTAGTTTCCTTCCATTCTTCAAACTCATCTACTACCTCTAAATAGTAGTTCTTTTTATCCTTAGCAAGTCCTATTACTACCTCAAAATCATTTAATTCTTTGTCTGTAAATTCTTGGACTGCTTTCATTCTATTCATCTTAATAGTTTCATGTTCCATATTAAGATTATTCCACTTATCTTTAAATGGTTTCATTTCTTTATCTACAGTTTTTTGCAGCTCATCCATTTGTTTTTTTATAGCAGCCATTTTATCAATAGTTTCTATAAAATATTTATCTCTTGTTACAATTTTTCTACTCATTTGTTTAGTATTATATTGGTAAATTTATTTGTCTTTATATTTCTATTGTATCATATTTACATCAAAATCGGAAACATAGTTATGCACAGCCTTACATAATATCCACTATTTTAATTGCCTATAAGCATCTTCCCATAAGTAAGCCTTATCTTTTATGTTATAGTTTTCTATTACATATTTTTTAGCATTCTTTCCTATTTTTCTTCTTCTGGCTTTATATCTTATAAGATATTCTATTCTATTTCTAAATTCATCTTCATCTGTTGCTAAATAACCATTATATCCATCTATAATGTCATTATCATAAGGACTTAATCCATCTTCAAATGACTGACAAACACAGGGGATTGCTAACATAGAAGCTTCTAAATACTTAATATTACTCTTACATCTATTAAAATAGTTATCTTTACGAGCCATTATCATCATATCTAACCTCATATCATTTAGTGTGGGAATATATCTATCAATAGAAACAGAGCCTTGCCATTCACAGTCTATACTATCCCAGAAATCGCAATCATTCTTCATTCTTTTGTAGTATTCCTTATTTTTATTTACTCTCATATTAGGAGGTATCAAACCAAAACAAACCAACTGAATATCATCTCTTTCACTTAGTTCTTTTATAAGGTCTGCTATTACTCCTCTATCTTCTAAATACATTACAGAACCTATAAAGCCTATTCTAACCTTTTTTCCATTATGATATTTAGGAGTAGGGTAATCGTCAGTGTCTATACAGTTAGGTAATACAACAACAGGGGATTCTGTGTAATTCTCGTATTCTCTCTTTAAAAATTCAGTTGAACAGGTAACTAGATCAGCTTGTTTAATAGAATCATGTACCATACCTTGATATTCCATATAAGCTGACATACTTCCTATTTCTTCTATTAGAGTTGTATCATCATTATCAACTACTATCTTTTTACCATCCTTTTTGAGTTTATCTCTCATTTCACACTTAGCTGGGTCATCTAGTCTATGAAACACTACTATATCAGCTAGTCTTATGTCTTTTGCTTTATCTGCATTATCCCTTTCTTTTCCAAGTTCTAGGTAATCTCCATTCCAATAGTTATATCTCATAGGCAGAAATTGTCTTACATATCCACAACCTGAATATCTACTCCATACCATATAAGGATTCATAAGTTTTTGAGTTTATCTTCTAATTTTTTAGCTATCAAATCTGCCAATATATCCGGATTCTTTTCAATCATTGTAATAGTAGCCTTTTCTATTGCTTTATTTAAGGCTTCATCTAATTTAGAATCTAAACTACTTACTCTAGGGAGTTCATTCGCTTTACTTTCAACTTCCTTTCCAAATCTTGGGTCTTTTGCCAAAGAGAGTCCAAGTGCTGTTTGGTCCTCTTGTTCTCTATGTCTTTTTGGAGTTGTTGTTGAGTTATTTTCATCTTTTTCTATTATTCTGCCACTTCTAGGGTCTATCTTTATCCTAGTTGGTTTATGTGGCATTGATGTTTTAATCATAAATTTATTTCCTATCCTGCCCTTGTGTTAATCGGATAGGAGATTACACAAAGGCAAGTAAATTGTTTAGCTTGATATAATAGTTACACCACTTGTATCTCTATTTTCTGCAACACCAAACATAATGTCTGCTGTTACTAAAGTTCCAAGATATTTTTGTAAATATTGTTCTTGAACTCTTACTTTCATTCCTGAATTAGAATTTGGAGTAATTGAAGCATGAACAAGTGCTTCAGGATGTGCAAGACAACCATATCTTCCGGTTGTTCCTGACACATAGTCCAATCTAGATGAAGCATATACAGGGATTCCATATAATTGTCCTCTAGGTTTTAATCCATAAGAACTTATTTCTCCTACTGTAGTTCTTGTAGATAATCCTCCACCATCTACTGGTCTAGCAGTAGTAAAGTCGAAATCAACATATTTATCAATATTCAATAATTGAGTATTGATAACTGAAGGGTGGAAGAAGAAAGCAACATCTGTCATATCAACATCTGCAACTTCTAAGTAGTTTATAGCGATTCTGATATTAGAATCAAGTAATACTGCTGTAGAAGCACCAGTTGTTTGACTGAAGTTGTCAATCAATGCGATTAAAGCATCTTCGTAAGATGCTGCTGCTGTGTAAGCTGCGTTCTTAGCATATCTTTCTTTAAGATTGTAAGATTTCTTAAGTTTAGCAGCTTGAAAGTCCTCAATAACAAATGATACTTCGTTCCAAGTATTTATTGTTAAGTTTGTATCTGTTTCTGTTGAACTATTACAATTTGTTATCGTATATTTTTTAATTTATACATCTTATAGTTTCCTATAAGTTCAGACTATATCATACCTTTCGGTATGGGCGCTCTTGGGTATATTATATTCTCTGATAGAGTTTCAATACCTAGTCGTTGAACCTTTTATAATCATTTAGATTATAACTTGGCTGCTGATTGGCTTGTTGTCTAAGACAATTTAGCGTTCCAGCAATTCACCCATTTCTCTTTTGTTGCTTGTGTAGTTGTTTATGACACTGTTTACATAATGTTACCCCATTATTTATATCGTAAAAAATATCATTATCTACGTTTAGCTCGTTATATTTATCTTTGTATTCTTGTACAATTAGATATAATTCTTTTTTATGGTGGACTACTAAATCTTTAGTAGCTCCACATTCAATACATTTATAATTATCTCTTGTTAATATCTCTTGCCTCCATTTTTCATATCTGCCCATTCTTCTAATAGGTAAAGTAGTTCTTCCATTACATCCTTTATAATTCCAGTGATTTATGCCTCTATTTTTTGTACCTCTATCTTTAGCTGCACAATTTATAGAACAATATTTAGAAATATTTTTTCCATAGTTTCTACCTTTAAATATTTTTCCACAATATTGACAACTACAATCTGTTATTCCACCTATATATCTAGGATTATTTTCTCCTTTCCACTGGTTTCTTTTATATTCAGAATAACATTTATGGTTACAAAAACATTTATCACTTTTTAATGCGCTAGGAGGTTTCTTTAATTCTTTTCCACAAGTATAACACTTCATAAAAAAATATTAATTTACCTCTTTATTATATCATAATTTTACTTAAATACCTAACTGATAAATACACTTTACAAAAGCCCCCAATATTCCAAGGGTTACAGCTGTAGCATTAACTTTAGCGTTAGCTGACATTTGAGTAAGGTTTGGAATGTTTAAAACATCACCACCTGCTGAAAAGTCATCTGACATATCTAAGAAAAATGATCCAAGTTGTAATCTTGCTCTGTAGAAATCGTTAAGTCTTTCTGCCCATAATTCTGGAAAAAAGACAGCTAAGTCCGCGTTTGTGAAAGTGTCTGTCGGTAAACTTGACATAGTGTTTATTTATGGCACTAACCTCCCTATTAGGTTTTTAAATTAAAGGAGTTTTAGTGCTGTGTGTTTATAAAATAGCACTCTCCTTGTAAAACTATTGAGATTCTACTAACTTTTTAAATTCATCTCTGCTCATTCCAGGTTTATACTGAACTGATTTAGCTTTAATTCTAGGAGAGCGGTTTGAGTTGACATCAGCTCCTTCTGAAGCCTCTGCCTTAATCCTTTTTTCTATTCCTGCCATAATAAAATCATCTTTATACGCATCTTCCATACTCAATCCAAGTGCTGAGGCATATTTTTGTATCTTTATTACTTCTTCATGATTTACTTCTTTATGTGCGATAGAAAAATCAAGAATATCAAATCTATCAGTATCTGATAATTTTGGTGCTTCTTGTTTAGGTACTTCTTTCTCATTTGCAGCATCTAACGCTTCTTGAAGCTTTTGTGACTTCGTTCTGAAGTGTTCTTTTTGTGCCTTAAATGAGGCTAATTCTTTAGCTGTATCTTCAACTGAAGATTCAGTGTTCTCGCTTTCATTTTTAGATGTTTGGTCATCTGCAAGTTTTGGATCTTGCAAGTCCTTTTTTTCTTCTTCCATAAGGAAAAGTTAAAATTTATTCATTTTTAGGGGTTTTGTCCCCAACGGTGAGTTAAGGTAGGTATCAGCTACTCAAAACTCTCAATTAAATGCCCACGATCTGATTGTGGTGCATAATAATCTATTTTTCTAATAATTGTTTCCAACTTCCCATAAGCTTTTTGTTTAGCTAAATATTCAGCCTTAAAATCGCCTTCTGGGAGTTTTAAATCCAACGCATCATCATATATGCAGTTAAGTTCTTTCATCATAGGAATGATGAAATTATCTCTGATATTTTGCCAATCAGCAGACTTGTTTAGATTCTGCATTGAGTCACTAAGTTTTTTGTCTATTTCAACCATTTTTTATTGTTTCTTTAATTATCCCAACTATTAGAAACTTTGTCAAACTTTTGGTGTTACTGACTCTACTCCAGGAGTTATTGATTCTACAGCTTTTGATTGAGCCTTTACTGGTCCTGCTTTCTCTTGTGTTGGTATATTTTGTATTTTAGTTGGGTCAAATATCTTTTTATTTATTCCTACTTTCTCTAGTAAGAAGTTCAAAACTTGTGCAGTTTGTGGATTTTGTGTAATTGCTGGGTTAGCTGCAAGTTCTAATATTGATTGAAGCCCTGCAATATCTTTAGCTAGGTTAAGGTTTTCTCCAGTTATAGTTACATCAATTTTCTTTTTAAAGTCAAAGAAGTCTTTTTTAATCTTAGCAAACTCTACTTTCTTAATCTTACCCATTTCACGCTCTCTCATTATGTCTAATTCTTGTTGAGTAGGTATTATAAGTTGTGATACATTCTTAGCACTTAAAAGAGTATCTACTAGCTTTCTATTTATTCTTCTATTAACATCTCTTTCCATTAGTTCATTAACAACTTCAGGGGTGCTTAATTCTATAATATCCTCTATTTTTATTGTCTTCTCAAATATTGGGAACACATAGTCAACAAGGTTCTCTTTTAGGAATAATCCAAGTTGTTCTCTTAGTAAATCAAAGAACTTAGCTGCTTGAATTGTAGATAACTGTTGCCCTCCCAAAGTTTGATTTGATGGTAATGCTTCTCCTGTCATTACTTCTGATGTATTAGTAATTTGTCTACCATTCTCTCCCCAAGTAGCAAGTTCCATATTCCAAGCTGGTAGATTTCTTTCTTCATTAGCTATCGGGCTAATACCATTTTTACTCTTTATAATATCTCCATTAAGTAAATCTTGCATTATATTCTTTTCAATCAACTCATCTGGAGTCTGGAATAAATGTTTACTAGATACATTCATTGATACACCTATATCATGCTTAATCTTGTTTATCTTCTCTTGGTTAGGGAATAATGTTTCAATAGGTCCTTTACCTAAATTCCTTCCTAATATTGTGTAGTAATCTAGTTTTTTATATGGAAGTTTCTTTATGCTTTCTACAAACATAATTTGACCAGATACTTCAGCTTCTGTTTTATTATTCTCGTCATTATATGATTCTTCTTCTGAATCTAGTGTTAAGAATACTCTGTAATAACCATATCCTGCTTTTCCTTCTTCTACATAAGAATTATGTAAATACATACTAGCCTCATATACTGCTATCTCTGTTTTAGTAGTATTACCTTTGTTTATTTCTTCAAATGATTTTAATACTTTATCAACTTTTTCTGTTTCCCATTTATTTCTCATCTCTGCTAACCCTGTGTAAGTCATTATAACTTTTTCAATAGCAAAGTTCCCTTGTAAGTCAAAACTATTATCTTTATTAGAAACTCCAGGGTCTATTGCAATCTTATTCATATCAACAACCTTGAATCCTGTCTTATCTTTCTTAGTAATAACAGAACCATAAGTGCAAAGTGTTTCAATTAAGGTATTTATTCTTATACCAAATCCTGTATCTTTACTGTAATTCTTAAATCCTTCACTATATACCATAGCGTTTATCCTAAATTCAGGGAAAGTAGCACCTATAATAATATCTTTAGTATCTAGGTCTATATTCTTTTTAGCATTTATTACTGCCTGATTAACAATATTATAAAAGAATTTCTTATTTCCTTGAAAATCTGAATCTCCTGACTTAAATATACTGTTCTTGTATAGACTAATCTTATTTATAACGTCTGGCATTTTAAATAGATCGCCTGTTGTTACTTCAATATTGTCTTCATACATAGACAAGAAGTCTTTTACTATTGTTTTTAGTTCTTCCATTGGAATTAGTTATTGTTTATAACTTAATTATACCATTTTTTGAGAGTGGTTAATCAAAACTCTCACTCCTCCTCCTATTTTTCTCTACTCTTTGAATTGTTTGGGTATTATATACATTTATATCGTGATTATATATGGCATACCTAAGACAATCCATTAAATGGTCATTCTCTTTAACTGGTTCTTCTTTAGCGTTTACATCACCTTTTTCGTCAGGGTAATGATAACTCTCTATTTCACTTATAAAATTAGAACAGCCTCTCTTTACTTTTATTCTACCTTGCTTTAATAGTTCTCTTACTCTATTGATACCTTCTATTTTACCTTTATCTACTTCCATTACATTAAATCCTGCTTCTTCTAATTTAGATACACCTTCAGCGTCTGCTGGGTCAGGATAAACATAATTAGGCTTCATTGTAGCCAATACTGTTATTAGTTGTTCTTTAGTTTGTTTAGTTCTATACCATTCATCAGTAATCCAAAAATTATTATCAAAGTCTATTCCTATTCTTAATATAGCTGATGGGTTAGTATAACCAAAATCAACTCCACATATTATTTCTTTAAATTGAGGCATCTCATCTTTTATATGAATATCTCTATTGAATTCAGGATAAACTAATCCTTCTGCTTTCCTGAAATCTGCCAGATACTCTTGGGCAAATCTATCAGCAGTCATATCTTTCTTAGCAGAGTTTATCTCATCTGAATTTATGTAAGGGTTATCATAAGAAGTATAATGAAAACTTTTAAAGTCCTCATTAGTTTGTTCTAGATTATATAAATCATAGAAGTGATTATATCCTTTAGGTGTAGAAGCAAATAAACAACCCCCCTTGTAATCAGTAAGTAGTGGTCTTAATACTTCTTGCCAATTAACCCAGAAGTTTCTATACATTGCTACTTCATCTAACACTAAGAAATGTCTTTTCTGTCCTCTTAAAGATTCTATACTTTCCCAACCTCTCAAGTCTATAGTGCTAGTTCCACCAAACTTGTTAGGTATCACTACTTCTAATCTTGATTCATTTATACTTACTGCATATTCTGCAGTTTCTCTTTTGAGTTCTTGCCAAGCTATATCTCTAGCCTGTCTATAAGTTGGTGCTACATAACTAACTAATCCATCTTCATTTCCTATAGCCTGTCCTATGAGTTCTACTACAGATAAAAAAGTCTTTCCAGTTCTTCTGCCTAGACATAATACTCTAAATCTATGAGTATCTTCAGCTATTATCTTCTGGACTTGATGTAATACCATTTTTTTTCATTATTTCGCTTGGTAAGAATATAGTTTTACCATCACTTGTTATGTCTAACTTCTTACTTAATCTTGATATATATTCCAAATGCATCTCTATTGCTTTTGTATCTCCTGTCATTGCCTTTTCTCCTAAAACTTCCAAAATCTTTGGTGTAGAATTATTTGCATACCTTAGAGCAATTTCAATTATCCTTTTCTGATGCTTAGGTTTAGAGGCTTGGTAATAATAAGTAGATATAGAAGTATCATTTTTTTCACAAAATTCTTCTATTGTTTTATATTCTCTTAGATCTTTTGGAGTAGATTCATTCTTTATCATTTCTTCTACCCAAGGTTGTTTTTTATATTCTGCCATATTTTTATAATATTAAGTATAAGAGGATGATTAGCTATGAGTATTATGAGTAATATAATTAACCAGTAATAAAACGTTATGAAAAAGTTATTTTTTATTTTATAGATATATTGTATAGTATCTAATACTCTCTAGCGTGTCTATACTACCTTACGATAGTATCCCAGCCATAGACCCGATACAAGCCTTAATCTATGGTAGTCATCCCCTTGTATTTAACATCACTTATATTATACCACTTTTTTATAACATTGAAATGTCCCAAGTTCCTTTATATTTTTTAAAGTATTCGTTCTCGCTTATCATATTATTTCTACCATAGGCTTCTTCAAATACAAGTGTATTATCTAAACATCCATCTAACATAATTTCTGGAACTTCTAACTTTCTATAATCTTCGTGTAATTGTCTTTCCCAATATATAGAATCTTCCTTACTATTTATTTCTATAGGTATTTGTCTTAATATCTTACTCTTATATTTACAGAAATAGTTTTGACCCCATTTAGATAACCAAACTGAATTAGGGGATTCTAACATTTTTTTTAGTAGGGAACTATCTTTAATCATTACACTATCCTGTAATAATATAAACTCATCAAAGTTTTCTATTCCTATTTCAATTCCTAATTGTTCATATTTAGATGGTTCTTCATTTGTTACAAGTATAACTGTAAAGTCCTTTAACTTTATCATATTCTGTGCAATCAGATCTTTGAACCTTGAGTTTTTGTGGGTTAGTATTATTATCCCTTTCATTTATTCTATTTATTAAATCAGTTGTTGATATCCCTTTAGTATTATCTAAATATACCATATTTATATTTTTATCATCTAACCATCTTTCTGTTATTCCCATTTGTGTCTTTAACTTATCTCCTACCCAATCATCACCGTGAAATATAAAATCTATATTACCTTTTGCCTCTATATAAGTATCAACTGTTAAAGTTGAGTCTTCATTTCCTATATTTACAACTACCTCATCTACATATCTACAATATTCTATAGTTCTCATTCTTTCATCTTCTGTCATTATAGGTTTTCTTTTATATCTACCACAGAACTCATCAGTATTTACGGCTACTATTAAATAATCACAAATTAGCTTTGCTTTTCTAAATATTTCATAATGTCCGTAATGTGGTAGATCAAAAGTCCCACCTATGTAACCTATTTTCATCTTTTTGTTTTATTATTTTTAATATTTTATCTTCTACCTCCTCATCTAACTCTTTTTTAGTTATTTCTTTGTATTTTTCTCCTTTTTTCATAAGTGTTGTGTTTATTGGTCTTAGGTTGCCCCCTACCCCGAGGGGGTGTCTCTTTTTTTGAAGAGGGGACTGCTTTTTTAAAAAAATAGATGTATCAAGAGAGTAGGGGACTAATTTTAAATCCTAGTGTACTTAAATATGGCATTCTAAAATATTTTATACCATCTGTTATATCTTTTACTTTTTTTACTGCCTTTTTTCTACTATTACAAGGGAATAAATCTGGACAAAACTCTCCATTTTTTTCTATATCTCTACCTATAATTAAATAGTTTTTATCACAATGGTTAAATTTCTGTATTAACGCAGGATAAAACCACTTATCTCTTTTTAAAATTACATACCCCATATTATTTCTTTTTATCTTGTTTTAGTTTTAGTTCCCATTGGTCTTTAGTATATTTTACCCCATTATATATAATACATTCATCTTCTAATTCTATTGGTTTCATTTTTTTATATTAGTTTTTAATTATTCTTCTTCATCACCCCACCATTCTACTTTACTCATTCTATTTGTCATCATTCTTGCTATACAAATGCATCCATAATCTATACATACCAATCCCTTACCTTTTATATATCCAAAATTATCATATTTAGTATCTGTCAAAAATGATGGTATTTTTTCTGGATATTTTTCTTTTTTATATTTTTCTGTTCTTTCTTGTATTAGATATTTTCCATTATCACTAACGTCATATATTTTCGCAAACCATTTTTCAAATGGAGTCAAATATATATTATCCCAATATAATTTACTAGCAATTAAATTTTCTGTTCTGGATTTAGCATTATCTTTTGCTACCTTTATTACTTTAGTCTTATCTGGCTTAAAAATATATACATCTCTATATACTCCACTTCCCAATTTTTTCCCTAATATTAAACCCTCTAATTCATTATCCATTATAAATTTTATATTATTTCTATATTAGTTTTTTAATTATTTTTAAATCTCTATATTAGATATATTAAAACAAGATGTACATAAATCTTTTAGTGTATCATCTCCAAGTATTTCTTCGCTATATGGGTCGGGTTGTTGTATATAATCTGTTTCTT